ATTGCCATGCTCGCCGAGGGCCGCAAGGGTCCTCTGCACAAGCAAGGCTTGGCGGGGGCGAAGAATCATGGCATCTCCCCCTTACTGAGCCCAGCTGGGACGACCCGGCACCGGTGCGCGTCCGGTGGCCTGCGCATAGGCGTTGGCAGCCGGCGCACTGGGTGCCGCAGGCGCTGCGCCGTTCATGTGCGCCGAGTACTCTTTGTGGTCAGGTGTGACGGCAGACTTGATGACGCACTTGTCCTGGCCGTTCTGGTCCTTCTCCCAGTCGACCTTGCCGACGAACTCAATACCCTCCAGGTCGGAGAAACCGCTGATGCGACGGGCGTTTTGAGCGGACGGGCTGCTGTCGCTGGGGTTGATGCCGCGAGCGGAGTTCAGGATGGCCTTGATGAAGGTCCGCCCCATGTTGGTCCACTCGGCACCCTTGGCGCTGTACAGCCCAATGAGGGACCACATCTTGCGACGGGCGAACGGCCCCTCGAGCACCACGAACTCGCAGTTCAGGTAAACAGAACCGGTGGTCATGCTGCGGGTGGCATAGCCGCCGGTCCAGCCCTGGGACGGGTCGTCATAGCCACCCGGCTTGATAGTCATGCGAACGCGCACCACAGTGCCTTTGGGGATGAGGTCGTAGCTGGATTGCTCGGCGGCAGAGTTGAAATCGAAGAAAGTCATGATCAGGACTCCTGAGAGGTAATTGCGGGGGTGGTGTTGGAGGCGGGTTCAGCGACGCTGGCCTGTGGACGGGCAAAGTCCAGGCGCTCGCTGGCCGGACGCGCGGGGCCGGCGATCTTTCGCATGAGCCGGCCGAGGTCCGGCTCCTCAATGGCATCGAGGCGACCGCTGCGGTCCTTGGCCGGGTAGCCCCACTGGTTGAGCGTTTGGCACACAAAAGCGCGGTAGCTGCTGCCGTCATCGGCCTTGATCTCAGCAAGCGTGATCACCTCGTCGACGATCCCGGGCAACTCCAGGCCGGTCTTGGAGCCATCAATCTGCAGCGTGAAAACACGGCGGTTGAAATCGTCCAAGGCCTCGTTGAGGATCCCGACAAACCAAACGTTCTTGCGCCGGGTGTGCTGCAGATGGGTGAGCCAGCCGATCATTTCCTGGCCCATCAGGCCGTAGGCGCCACGGCTGTCGGGCTTTCCGGTTTTCTCGGAATAGGCCTGTGGCTGGCCCTTGCTCCATTGCAGGCAAAGTCGGCCGGCCACGGTGATCGAGTCAACGAACACCGTCTCGTACTTGTCCAGCGCGGCTGGATCACCAAAGCGCTGGCACACGGCCTGGAAATGAGCCTCGCTGTAGGGCTGGTCATCTCGCAGGGCCGGGTTCGGCCCACCGATGAAGACGGCGAAGTCGCGGCACTCCTGCCATGTGCGGGGACGGATGGTGTCGCCTGCATAGCCCTCGACAGCCAGGTCACCGGCCTCAAGATCGAAGAACAGCGTGGATGCCGGGGGCAGCGTCCAGAGCTGGGAGGTCTTGCCGATGCCGGACTTGCCGACCAGGACGCCCTTGACGCCACGGCGCTCTGCCAGGCGTTGGTCTGCGGTGATGATGGGCAGGTTCATTTGGCCACCTCCGCAAATTCGTCGGTGAAGAACACTTCGGACACCGTATTGGCGCCGCTGCCTCCGCGTTTGCGGGCTTGCTCATAGAGTTCACGCAGGCCACTAAGACCACGACGGGCTTGTGCCACCTGGGCTTCAATGCCAACGATGGCAAAGGCCAGGTCGTCCAGCGTGGCGTCTTCCAGCGCGATGGTCATGTCATCTGGGCGATGCCCATCAAGTGCCGGAACGAAAATTTCCTCGGGCAGTTCGCGCACGTACCAGTCAGGGCGCTCACGCAATTTCTGAACAGCAGTTTTCTTTTTGAAGAACATGGCAATTACTCCTTCATGAGGGCGAGGCGATACGAGGGCTTGCCGGTCTTGACCGTGCGGGCAACCTCGAAGGCGGACTTGAGGGTTTCGGGCCAGGCGTTGAACTTGGTCTCGCTCACGCGATAGGTGATCTCGACGTACTGCCTGGGGTCATCACCGCTCTCGGTAATGCGACGTGTCATGTCGGCCAGGCGGGTCTGGTCCCACTCGACTTTCTTGGGCAGTTCTGCAGTGACGCGCACATCGCCGTCATCGAAATGCACGACCCCGGTGTCCTTGCCAGCGTCGTGGCGCAGGTTGCGGGCGCGCTCGCCCCACTTGAAGTCGATGGCCTGATCGATGTGATCACTCAGGGCTTTGCCAGCGGCCAACAAATCAGCGGCGGCGCTCTTGATGCTGAAGAGCAGTTCAGCCGGTTGCTGCGCCAACGTGCCTGCCGGGGTGGCCAGCACCTGTTCGGGCGTGAAGGTCAGATCGGTGCTCATGCTGCACCTCCGATCACTTCACGCGTGGATGTGCTCCGGCGCAGGCTGTTGACTTCGAAGGCTTCAATGTCCTCGATCCGGTAACGGACCTGGCCTTGCAGTTTGAGGAAGACAGGACCGATGCCCTCAGAGCGCCAGCGTTCCAGCGTGGCCTCGCTAAGGTCCCAACGGTCAGCCAATTGCCGTTGATTGAGGTGTTTAACACTCACGTTTTTCTCCTTTCAAGTGATTGCGAAAACGTGAGGAAAGTTTCGGAAACGACCGGTGGGCAAAGGGGTGGGCAAAGAGGCCTAAAGGGGTGGGCAAATGCGGCAAATACACCTGCCAGAAACAAAAAGGCCCGGAGGGTTAGTCCGGGCCGTTCTTGAAGGTCGCTTATTGGGCAAATCAGCCTTTGGGCGGTGATGGATCGTTGCCATAGCTGTTGCGATCGCGAATGCGACCGTCTCTTCCATGGATCAGAACCTCGCTTTTCTGGTTGATCGCGATCTCGCGCGCTGCGCGCTCTGCCTCGGCCTGCGTGTTGTGCAGCGAGGTGTCACGGGTATTGCCTTCGCCACGGACGGCCCATTGGTCGTCACGTCGAACTACGTGTTGGTTTTTTCCAGTCATTTGTTGTCTTTCAAAAGTAAGCGGTTGATATTGAGGGGGTTGAGTGCTGATCGGTTCACCCCCCTTCGGATAGCAGGTAGTCGGGGTGCAGCCAGTAGTAGCCCTTCTGGTCTGATTGCACAAAGGTCTCGAACACCTCAGCGTGCCGCTTTTTGATGTTGGCAAACTTAAAGTTTTCTGGAATCTCAAGCGCTTTGGCAAGCAGACGCTTGTGAACCTCATCGCCTTCAGCGTCAAGCAACACCTTCAGGAATTTGAATACCTGCGGTGAGAGCGAGACTTCGGCACCGCCGATCAATGCCACCCGTTTGGTTTCCAAAAGCCGCAGCGATGTTTCGTCTGAGACGACGAGAGGGGCAAGGCCATCGATATAGGCTTCAAGGTTTTCAATGACCAAGCTGCCCTTGCGAAGTTGCGCAACGGCTCTCAGGGGCACCAACAACCGACGACCCAGTCGCCCAGGCTGTAGAACTTCAATGTCACTGGTGGTGATGGTCAGATTGATGCCGGGCGCTGAAGCCTTATCAAGGGCTTTGTCCACTTCGGCTTGGTTTGCTGCCAGTTGGCATCCGAAAAACAGGCTGTGACGATGCCGCTTGTATTCACGCTCCCCCAGATGCCACAGCACGCCGTTGACAATCTCCGTGACCTGATACCGCGACCTCAATCCCAATGACGCGTTGAGCCAGTCGGCAACCTTGGCAGGGCTCGCCTGCCAAAGACGCGCTCGCTCTTTTGCCAGCGGCACCCAGCCGCACTCGCCACAGTAGGCCCGAAGCTCAATTTGTGATCCATGTGCGACTTGTTCGGGCTGGATTGCACCGCTCATGCAGTCTGGGCACAACACGCCGTCGGCCAATTCAGGGCCAAGACTCAGCGCCTGAACATCCCTCAGATGCTTGAACACCTCAGCTTGGCCACTGACCCACACTGCATCTGGCAAAAGATGATGCCCAGGCTGCTCCAGCAACCTGGACAGCTCCGCCAATGCAGGCGCATTGATGGGGCCCACGATCAGGCGCCTTCAACGGCAGTTGCAGGTTGATCGGCTGCTTCTGCGGTCGGTGGCTGCTGCATTACCCCCAATGCCAGTACGAGCTTTTCCGCCAGTCGGGCATCCTCTTCATCCATGTCCCGCAGGTTGCTGATGCCCGTCGGCTTCAAACCGATGTGCAGCGCCCGACCTTTCTTGGAGTCCCCCTCTGGCATGAAATACAGACTCACGGTTGCGCTGATGAAATTGAAGCCAGTGCCCATGAGCGTCGCTGTGTGTTGCACACGCACACACTCCAATGCATCAGGCGCATCTTTGTCCGCTGGCGGCTTGACTACGTAATCACACATGGGCCTTTGAACCGAGCGGAGGCGGCACTCGGAGAGCCGGACCTTCATCACCCCATGGTCATGCAGATCCAGTCCGCTGTGCTCGTCCGGCACGACACCTTCACGCAATCGGTTGAGCAGAAAGAGCGGCTGATTCACAGCCATCGGCTCCAGGGGCTTTTTGAACACATGCGTGCCCAGGGGGCCAATCAGCTTCTGCCGCGCTTTCTCACCACCCACCACCAACAAGTCAATTACCCCACTTTCTGGGTAGATGATTGCGGTCATACGAAGGGGCGGACGCACGTCACGCCACATCGTCTTGTCATCGGCCCCAAACTCAAGGCTACGCTGAAGGTTGTCCTCCACGCGGATGTCCAACTGAACCCCACCGTCGAGATGGCGTGTCAGCACGTCAATCTCGCATGCACG